CGAGGTCACTGATGAAGCCGAGATATCACGAGTATTCCACGTGACGGGCTCCAACAGGTTGGAAGAAGACGAGTTTGTTTGTGTGGATTCCATAGAAATAGTGGTTGGGCGTACTACTTTCAGCTAGGAGCTGAAGCGTGGCACTTGAACCTTATTATACCTGAAGACGGCACAGCTTGCGTGCAATTAAGCAGTTCAGACTGTACAAGGATAAAGAAATGGCAGATGCAAATTCTGCGAGCCAACGAGTGTACTTCTATCTTGGTCATAGGCCTTCGCCCGCGTTTGAAAAGCGCGGGAAGCAGGCTGAGAATACAAGAAGAGCAATTTTCGTCCATTTCAGTTCGGTGGAAGGGGGTTTTGGGTAGTCAAACTCACAATGGGGGACAGGCTAACGGGTTGCGATCCCAGATACGCGATTGGTCGTCCTAACAGCTGGTAAAGGCAATTAGGATTGGTCTTAGACAGGGGGGTTACGAAGATTCTGGTTAGAATACGTAACTGGCGGGGCTACTGCGTAATGAAACACAGCATCATCCGCAGTGGCAGAGAAGAGAACATATGAGATGGCGGGTTTTTCAACCGAGTCAAATTTAGCGATTGGGTAATTAGTGATGTTGTCAGTGAAGTTCAGTATATGAATAGAACCGGCGTGAGTTACGTCGGGAGGGAAAGTGTCTGGGGGAACTACCGTCTCAGTCACGACTTGATTGTAGCCGGACATAAACGGGGTCTCTATTTGAAGAGCAGCGTTTTGAGAGTAGTTGGTGATGTGGGTGGAATAAGCCCAGACATGAGAAAGGATAGAAAGAACGTCAGTGGGAGTGACAGGGGGAAGGATGTCTTGGTCAGGGACATAGGTAACAGAAGCGATGTTTTGCATGAGACGGTTAGAGATGGGGACAACTTTATAACGCATACCTCCATGAAAGAACACATTCAAGCGAGAAGCTCGATTGTGGTAGGAGGCTGCATCAAGGGATTCAGTGTTGGTGGGACTGTCATCGACAGGAGTGTTAAAGTAAGTTCCTGAATGAAGATAGGGAGAAACAGGAACAACAGAACGTTGGTAAAAGAGGGACATACCGGGAGGGGTATATCCAGCTCCTGTATGGTCAACAGCGTCAACCATAGGTTCCTGATAGAAACGAATAGGGGTGTAACGGCGAGTGAGCTCACGAATATCGCGAACTCCCTCGTTAAAAACATTCATACGAACAGCAGGGCGAGGTGATTTAGAAAGGAATTCTGCAGGGGCGTTCTTACGAGAAGTAAGATCCTCGTTATCGGAGTGCATGAGGGCAGAGATAGGACGGCGAGGATAGTCGTCAGGAACGTCAAATGAAGATGCATAATCGGAATCAGAGTCGTCATCGTGATGAGAAGGGGCGAAGAGAGCAGGGGCGGTAGCAAAAGGCACACGAAATTTAGAAGAAGAAAGGAGTCGAGGAGACTCAAACTCTACATCATTGTGGGCAGATTGTAACAGGAAAAGTTCGATATTGGGAGAGACGTTGGAGGGGGCTACGAGACGGTTAAAAACAACAATATCGAGGTAACCGAGAATGTGTTGATCAGTATACTGGTTGCGGGAAGGGATGGTGGCCCAAGGGGCCCAAGTCTTTCGGGTGAGGGAAGAATGGAAAGGGACAACGACAGTAGAGAGAGTGTTACCTTGAATGTCAAAGTACACAGCAGGGAGATTAGTGTATTCGGACAAATTGGCTGGAACAGAGGAACGTTGGTTAGGAGTAAACGTGAGGAGAAGTCGACCTGAATGGAATTGGGAGGAGTACGCTTTGAGGGCATACACCATAGACATACGCCAGTATATAAACATTTCAGCGATGTAGGAAAGGTTAGTGTTATAGATACGGGTGTAGCCTGGAGCTTCACCAGGAATAACAGGAAGAAGTTCAGTGTTAGTGTAGGAAGGGAGGACAGGAATAGTAAGGAGAACGGCACCAGGAAGATCGTCAACGGTCCAAGGAATTATGGATACGAGGCCGGGTATTTGGGCGCGTGCGTAAAGATCCATGTCTTTGGTCTCGCCACTTACGTAGCGGGTCTCAAGATAAGCTCCAAGAGGAGCATTTCCGAGACGAACGGAACAGTCAAGGGAGGCTGTACCGTGGGACAAGGGACCAAAGGGAGACATCGAGTTGATGGTAGCAGCGGTGGGATCTGCGGGTTTGTCTAGGTTAAACATTGTCATTGCTTCACCTATTCCTTCAAGACCTTTCGAGGCGGAAGTGACAGCTTTGCCGTAATTGCCTGTAAGGGCGTTCGCGGCGCAGCCAACGATACCAGTTACGGTATTAGTGATGGCGGATTCGAAACCATGCTGGAGAGCAGCAATGGGAGTATGGAAAGAGGGAATGATAGACGCATGAGGATAGATAGGGTCATCGAGAGAGACATCTTCAGCATGAATGAAAATTTGGTAAGAAACAGTACCGTTGGAACCAGTGGCAGCCTTGAGGGGAGAGGCTACCATGAGGCGGACTTTGGCCATAACATCCCATGTTTCACGGGAGTTGGTGGTCAAACGGTCTTGGACATGAACAAAAGGTATTCGAAGAATGGCAGAGTTTGATTGGGCTGCATCGAGCTCAACACGAGGCTGAGATGAAGCAGAGTATACGTTTACGTATTTGGAAGAGTTGGTAGCAGGAGGTGCTGCGTCGAGCATTTGTTGCATTGGATCAACAAAAGCCCACAGTGCACCTTGATGAAACCGAGTGGAGTTCAACTTGATGGTAAGAATGAGGTTGCATTTGAAGAAAGCAAAAACGCCAAGCATAGCAGTTTGGAAAGATGGAATAGTCCCAAAGGCAGCGGGAAGGTCGAGAGCGTTAATTATAG